GCTTGGCAATTTGGTTCGCAATCACAGACAACAAACCACCACCCTCAAACTGGCCGCCCATCTGCCCAGCGCCACCGCCGTCAATCAAATCCATAATGTCTCTAAAACGATTAGCCATTACTTCTTACCCTTCTTCGGCTTTTTGGCAGTTTTCGCAGCCGCCTTAAATGCCTTAGCCGTCGGCGCACCCTTGCTGCCTGGCTTGCGCATCTTTTCGCCAGATCCCGCCTTAATACGCTTACGTTTAGCGTGGATGTTGGCATATAAACCTTTGCCCGGCATTACTTGCTATGCTTCTTCCCAAGGCACTGACCCGCACGCTTGCATGCAGCTTTCATGGGGCATCCTTTAGGGGGTGAAAAGCTCTTCTTATTACCGTAAGCCATAACTATCTCCTATGTTGGTCAACTCATACCACATTACGCAATTCCGCGCAAATTTCTTCTTATATCGCCCTTCCAAGACGACAACGGCCCCGAAAGCGCCATCGCCGCGTCAGACGCCATCGTCAAACAAACAGCATCCGCCAAGTCAGGTGAGCGCAGCCCACGCTTGCGCATCTGATCCTTACCCTCGGCTGCCATCTTCCCAGACGACGTAAACGAATAGCGTATGCCCGTCAGGTCAGCCAAAAGCTCATCATCCTTCGGCAACTTGCAAGACCGATCCTCCAACCAAGCCTTTGTCTTAAACCACAGCTCAGTTCGCAAATTATTATACGTCGCACCCATACTAGGGCTTTCAGCAACATTAACACCACGCACAGGCGCACCCAACTCACGCATGCGATCAACAACCCCCGACCCGATACCAATACTATCAACCAAGATCTCACCGGGCCGCTGGCTCGGCGGCAAAGCCTCATATTCAGCCATCACACGCCCAACTGTCTGCATCAAATCTAAACCGCGCCAAGACTTAATCTCAGTTACAACATTGCCAACACGCTTACAAAAAGCCGTCCTGTCTGTCCCAAATCGCGCCGGGTCTAACGACCAAACAGGCGCTCTCTCAGCATCAACCTCAATATCCCTATTCATCGCCGCATCAACTAAGTGAAACGGCACAATCGTGTCATCATCAGCTAAAGGAAACTCACCAAGAACACGAATACGAAACGCATTGCTCTCCTCCCCATAACGCTCACGCATCTCGTCAACAAACTCATCCGACACCAAAGGACTTTCTACGCAGCTCCATCGCCGCGTCCACCAACTGTCAGACATCCTGTTCTGTGTCTCATAAAACGTACCGCTCGACCTCGTAGGGTTTGACAGCAACACAGTCGTCGCATTGTGACCCGACATACTACCAGCAGCAGCCTCAAATACCTTCTCAGGGACACCAGAAGCCTCGTCAACAACCAAAAGCACATTATCCGAGTGTACCCCAGCCAAAGCCTCTGGCGTCTCTGCACGCGACGTCCGAGCCGATATAAACATCTCTGACGGCGCAGCCGACAGCTCAACACGATCACTCTTAACCGTCAAAAGATCCTGAACAGGCTTCGGCAGCTCACCAATCCACCGCTTCAGCTCCGCAAATAGCGCGTCAAACAACTGACCCGACGTCGGGGCAGTCACAACAACCTTATTAGGAAAACGCATCAGCAAATACCACAGCATCGCCCAACTCGCGCTCGTAGACTTCCCAGTACCATGCCCAGACCTAATCGAGATCTTACGCTCGCCAGAAGCAATCGCATTCAAAAACTCAGCCTGATACTCCAAAGGCTCCGCGCCCAAAACCTCTTTCACAAACAATACAGGATCATCCATGTATTGCAGCGTAAAATCCTCAAATGGATTGCTATCAGTCATCATGATCAATCACCCTCATCTCCCGATCACGATCCTCAGCCATCAACGCCTGACGATCCGAGCTGATCTTTCGCAACGCATCTAAGTGCAAATCACCCAGATTTAACGTAATCTCTGTCTTTGGCCCCGAGCCGTATCGATCCCTATTCAGCCCAGCTGCCAACATCTTTCGCGCGTTCATTTGCTCACGAACCTTCGCAATCTGCGCATTCGTGGCCGTTTCAGGAATGCCGTCAGCAATCTCAACATTCTCCTCCATCATAGCGTCAGCCAAGACAGATTGCGCACGCTCTAAAGCACGAGCATATTCAGGAACACTGCGGATCGTTTCGCTCAGGTAATTACGACTGCAATCCCATTGCTTGGCAGCCCAGGCCTTTATCGTCATGCTTGACGCCATCTCATGCACATATTCAGCGCCGCCATTTTGCTCAATGTGGCTCAATATATTCTTTCTCAGCTCTTTTCCCGCCATATCGCCTCGCTTTCAGAATTTTTAAAATTTTAGACGATGCTAGCAGTTCTGGCAATAGGGGGAGGGGGGGCTGCCGCGTGACGACGCAGTGTAGGGAGGGTGAGGCGTCGTGGCTGGGTTGGTAGTGCGGCAGCCTTGGCAAATATATAGCACATGTGAATGCGTTTTTCTACACACGCACGCCCCCCGTGCCGACGCGGGGCGGGGGGGGTATTTCGGGCCGGGTTGCAGAAAACGCATAGATCACTCCGATAATGTCGATTATGTTAAATTCCACTTTTTGCATGCGACATATAAATAAGGGGTTTGCGCAAAGCCTTGGCAGTTTAAGCTATGCAAATCCTGCAATGGCACAAGATGTAGTGGTTCACTCTTGAATATGAACGCCTGTTCAGTTACGCGCACGCGCGTCTGCGCGGAGACGTCGCTGTGTGTCACAGCGAGCTAATGATGGACGCCGAATGCTTCACTGTTCTCTAGGTATTCCTTCATGGCTAGGCTCAGAGCCACGGCCATAACCTTCTTACAACTACCGCCAAGGATGCGCTCATTGATCAACCATAGCACCTCAGCGACTTCTGCGTCGATCTCGTCCTCGTCCATGTCAGGATCAAATTCTACAACGAATGTGTTCATGCCGACACGCTACAAACAAAAATGGCCCGGCGCAATGCCGAGCCAGTTCAGTGAGGCAGATTGCGCAGAAGGAAATGGGTAAAGCTCTGCGCCATCAGGTGCCGCCACTATTTCAGAATGGGATAGGATCGTCAAATGTTTTCCCTTTGATGTCGATCATCTCTGCGCCTGGGAATGATTGTTTGGCTGCCTTCTCCAGCTCACCCATCCAATGCTCCCGAAAGTATCTATAAGCCAACGCAACCTCACGCAGCGTCAACAACTCCAGCTCAGGCCGCTGCTCTTTGATCGCACGCCAACCTCTACCATCGCGCATGATGCCAAACAGCTTGCCGTCTATCTCTACCTCCCAGACGTCCGTACACGCTTTCTGAGCGCCCACACGCTCGGCTTCTGCATCCATTGCCTGCAACCCCCGCACGACAACCTCGCAGCGTTTCCTGCATTCTTCTACATCGCCTGCCTCAACTGCCGCATTCATCTTGGCAACCGCACTGCCATACTTCTGCGCCATCTCAACATCTACCAGCTCGGGCAGCCGATCCGTCCCCCACTTCCGATCCATCTCTATTGCCAGCCTGTCAACTGGGGCCAGAGCATAATCACACATGATAGCATCTTTGGATTGGCTGCCATGCAATATCCGATCCGACTTCTTTTGTCTTTTAGTCTGCCGAGGCTTTGCCGTCTGCTTGTTCTGTCCCATGTTCCAATCTCCTTACAATCTTTCATGTTGTTGGGTTTGTCGTGTTTGTTGTGTCTTCTACTTCTGCCTTGGCTTTCTATGGCCTCACTTCCTCTCCTTGCGAGCGAAGCGTTAGCAAGGTGAGGAGGTGAGGATAGGCATTCAAGACATCCAAAGCAGTAAAAAGCCCTCCGCTGCTTGCGGAGCTTTTTCTTTTTTTTGGTTCTTTTTTTTCTTTTTGCTCGTTGATGGATTGACAAATCCTCCTCACCTCTGTAATTTCCGTAGGAAATTCACGTTTCAAGGTGAGGAAAATCTGATTAGCCGCCCAATGAGGCGGTTTTTTTGTGCCTTGAAGTGAGGAAGTGCTTTTCGTTTTCATTGCATAACCCATTGATTTTATTACATCCTCACTTCCTCACTTGTGGTGAGGATAAGGTGAGGAAGTGAGGAAATTACACCTCATCCCACCTGATTTTCTCTCCAACGATAATTGCTGCCACTTCACGCCCTTGTCGGGTGTCATGCACCTCGGCTGTTTTCAGCACATTCGTCTTTATCCACTTCTTCACGATGGCTTTGATTTTTGCTTTGTCCTTTTCCTTTTCCCAGTCAAGGTTCAGCTCCTGCGCCACGGCATGCCCTACATAGTTTGCGGCTTGTACGCTTGCTCTGTACGGCGTTTGGTTGGCCTCTGCTTCGTTTACGAGCTTCTGTACGTTTCTGGCATTGTCGGCTGTCACGCCGTCA